CGATGACGGTGTGGAGAGAGTTATGTGGGTATCGATGCTTGATGATAGACGATGCAAAGAGTGCGAAAAGCGTGAGGGCAAAGTCTATGACATCTTTGATGTTCCACCCAAACCGCATATCGGATGCCGGTGCTACCTCGTTCCGTGGTTCGAGGAGGAGCAATGATAAATAATGAATTATTCACCCCCGAGGTGGTCGAGCAAATCTTACGGATTTTGAAATCGGGCAACTCGGTGGAGTTGAAAAAAGAACGAGACTCGTTGGTAGTCGTTGAAATCCAACGCAAAGTGAAAATTAAGGCCTCTGCAATCGGGTAGAGGTAAACAGTCAATCGGGACTATGAGCAATACGCTTGTAGCCCCTTTTTATTTTGGTATATTGCCGTAAGGCTCAATATACGGGAGTGAACCCACCAAACGCACCGGGAGACAACCCCACCAAAAACAGAAAATCTGTGCGGAGTGAACCGCCTAACAAACGCAGGAGGAATTTTATTATGGCAAAAATCGATGTAACGAAAATCGAGGGTTACGACAAAATGACCCCCGAGGAACAGATCGCAGCTCTTTTGGGTTTCGAGTACGATGATGGAGCATCGGAAATCGAACGCTACAAGAATGCGGCTACCAAGGCAAACTCGGAGGCGGCTGAGTGGAAGAAGAAACACAACGCTTTGCTTTCAGATGACGAGAAGAACAAGCAGGCATCCGAGGAAAAAATGGCTCAGATGCAGGAAGAACTCGACAAACTCAGACGAAAGGACACCGTTAGTGGTTTCGTGGCTCAACTCGTGGCTCAGGGGTACGAGGCAAAGTTGGCTCAGAAAACCGCAGAGGCTATGGCTGACGGGGATATGGCAAAGGTTCTTGCTTGTCAGACGGAGTTCCTCACCACGCACGACAACGCACTCAAAGCGGAGATTCTCAAAGGCACTCCCACACCTCCCGCAGGAGGTCAGAATGAGACGATGACTCTCGAAAAGTTGAGAGCAATGTCGGCTCAGGAGCGTTATGAGTACTCCACCAAAAATCCCGAAGAATACAAAAAACTTTATAACGGAGGTAATGAATAATGGCACACACCATTTACGATAACTTTTTCCTCTCCAATGAGGTAGAGGATCAGTACAAGTCCCATCTCGACCTTATGCAGTTCTGCACCATCGACAATACCCTCGTGGGTACTGCGGGTATGGTTCGCAAGGTCAATGTGTACCGTGCAACTGACGGTACTGAAAAACTCGCTATGGGCGTTGGTAACTCCAAGTCCATCGAGGTTTCCTACACCGAGGAGGAATACAGAATCCTGCTCGCTCAGAACAGATTCCAGTATTTCGATGAGCAGGCTATGACCGACCCCAATCTCGTTCCCGTGGGTATGAAACACGCCGGTACGGATATGTTCAACACGGTCAACGCAGACATTTTCGCAGAGTTCGGTAAGACCTCTCTCAGCGTTCCCGTTGCGGCGTTCGATTTCGCAGCTTTCGTTGACGGTGCCGCAAAACTCAATCTCGAAAACCTCGAAGGTGTTTCGATCTTTGGTTTCGTTTGCCCCGCAGATATGGGCAAGGTTCGCAAGGCTCTCAAAGACGATCTCAAATATGTTGAGGCGTTCGCAAAGAGCGGTTATGTCGGCACGGTGGCGGGCATCAGCCTTTACACCAAGGCAGATGCGACCGAGGGCGAAATCATCATCGGCACTAAGGAGGCGGTAACGCTCTTTAACAAGAAAGGCGTTGAGGTCGAGCAGATCACCGCTGACAAGCGTTCCGAGGAGGCGGCTAACATCCGTCAGAATACGGTATTCAGCCGTAAGTACTACCTTGCAGCTCTCACCGATGAGACCAAGGCAGTAAAACTCACCCTTAACGCCTAAGAGCCAAGGGGGTGAGCAGTAATGACCGATTCGCAAAAGGTTGAAAAACTTAAAGCCTTAACGGGCGAGACCGATGAGGTGTTACTGAATACCTTTCTCGATATTGCGGGCGGTAAGGTTATCAACAAAGCATACCCTTACCGCTCCGACATCACAAAAGTCCCTGCAAAATATGAAATGGTTCAGATAGAAATTGCCGTGTTCCTTTTGAACAAGCGTGGTGCGGAGGGTGAAACCTACCATTCTGAGAATGGTATCAACCGCACCTATGAATCGGCGAGTGTCCCCGACTCTATGTTGGCGGGCGTAACTCCATTCGTGAGCGTGTTATAACCAAGTGAGGTGTTAGATCGTGAAATGTTTGGAGCGAAATAAGGTCGATTTCTACTATTGCTTGTACGAGGGAACGGAGAATGTTCTTGATGACGATGGCAATATCGCAGGGGAGCGAGTGAAATATGGCTCTCCCGTTAAAGCGAGAGCCAATGTATCAGCTGCACAAGGCGAGGCCCAAATCGAGCAGTTCGGTAATTCGGTAGAGTACGATAAGGTCATCCTCTCGGATGATATGTCTGCTCCTATCGATGAGAATACCGTGTTTTTCATCGATACTCCTCCCGCCTTTGACTCTGACGGAAACCCGATGTTCGATTACATCGTAAGGAAAGTCGCAAAATCACTCAATACCTTAGCCGTGGCTATCAGCAAGGTGAGGTCTGTATGATTAAGATTTCCGTATCGGGTCTCGATGAGACTATCAAGCATCTCGAACAAGTCAAGAAATCTCTCGAAATCAAGCAACATCGTTTGATGGAGAGACTGGCTGAAATCGGTATCGATGTCGCATCCGTCAGGTTCAAAACGGCTCAGTACGATGGCATCAACGATGTGAGCGTGGATAAGTCTCCCGAGTGGGTTGACGAACACACGCTTGCTATCGTGGCACGAGGTCAAGCGGTAGCCTTTATCGAGTTTGGTACGGGCGTACATTACGCCGAAAAGCACCCGACCGCAAGTAAAGTCGGTGCGGTCAGAGGGTCTTACGGTCAAGGCAAAGGCAAAAAAGACAGTTGGACTTACTACGGCGAACCCGGCACAAACGGGCGTGTCGTAAGAACAGTACAAAAAGAGGGCGAGGATGCCGTTACGGTCATCCGCACTCACGGTAATCCTCCCGCCCGTGCTATGTACGAGGCGGGCAAGGAAATGAGGGAGCGGATAGTGGAAATTGCAAGGGAGGTATATAAGGAATGATCGATATTGAAAATGAAATCTTTACTGCTATCTCCAAGGCAGTTTTGGCTAAGTTCCCCAAGGCGAAGATGTCCCCCGAGACAATTCTTTCGCCGTCTGTGTTCCCGTGCGTTTGTGCGGAGGAGGCTGACAATTACGCAGTTACCTCAACGCAGGATAGCGGGAGCAATGAAAATCACGCCAATGTTATGTACGAGGTCAATATTTACTCCAACAAGGTTGGTGGTAAAAAGGCAGAGTGCAAGGCTATCCTTAAAATCATTGACGGTGTGTTTTCCGATTTTGGGTTTACCCGCACGGGAATGAACCCAATCCCTATGAACGACCCGACAAAGTATCGGCTCTTTGCTCGGTACAAGGCGGTCGTTTCCAAAAACAAAACTATTTATAGGAGGTAACTCAAATGGCAATTTCCACTTACAAGGTGTTTCTTATGATGGAATCGGCTGACTCCAAGTATGAGAAACTCATTGACATTAAGGATTTCCCCGATCTCGGCGGTTCTCCCGAAATGCTCGAAACGACCACTCTTTCCGATGGTTCTCAGACCTACATCCACGGCATCGAGGCTGTTGACGGTCTCGAATTTACCGCCAACTACACCAAGGAGGACTATGCGAAACTCCTCGCCCTCAAAGGTCAGGACAAAAAGTACTCCGTATGGCTCGGCGGCACGGTTGCGAACGGCGTTGCTACCCCCACGGGTGATAACGGCAAGTTCAATTTCTCGGGTCAGTTGTCCGTTGTTGTAAACGGCGGCGGTGTCAACGAGGTCGTTGGTATGACCATCAGCATTGCTCCCTCGTCTGCTATCGTGGTAGCTGAGTAAGCAAATCCCAATCCAAAAATCTAAAAAATCTTTATAATCGAGGTACGAGTTATGGCTAAAACAATTACAATTCCCACCTCCGAGGGTATGGAATACACCTTGGAGTTCACAAGAAAGTCCATCGAGACGATGGAAAAGCAGGGTTTCTCTGTTGCTGACATCGAGAGAAAGCCTATGACCACGCTCCCTGCATTGTTTGCGGGTGCTTTCCTTGCACATCACCGCTATGTAAAGCGTGAGGTCATCGACAACATTTTTGCAAAGCTGCCGAACAAGGAGGAACTCCTCGTCAAACTTGCAGAGATGTATAACGAACCTCTCGAAAGTCTTATGGGCGAACCCGAGGACACCGAGGGAAACTTGACTTGGGGAGCAAGTTGGTAAGTGACTCGCAACCCCGAACGGGGGTAGAGTCTGAAAATGACCCTACCCCCAATTCTTCTACTGAGGTTTTCTATAAACACTTACCGTACTATTTGGCTATGGGTATGACCCTCGATGAGTATTTCAATCAGGATTGTACCTTGGTCAAGTATTATAGAGAGGCTCAGCAAATCCGTAAGGAGCAACGCAACCAAGAGTTGTGGTTGCAAGGTCTCTATATGTATGAGGCCCTCGGAGATATGTCTCCCGTTCTCCGTGCTTTCGCTAAAAAAGGCACTAAGCCTTTACCTTACCCCTCTGAACCTTACCCCATTACCGAGGCTGAGGTCGCAGCTCGTCAAGAGCGCGAGGAGCAGTTGAGAGCCGAGAAAATCAAGACAAAACTCTCCATATGGGCGGCTAAGACGAACGCTCATTTTGCAAAATCTAAAACATAAAGGAGGTGATGAGAGGTGGAAAATGATGCAGTTGTTGACAGTATCAAAATCGAGGTGTCGAGTGAGACGAAAGAGGCAAGTCAAGGGTTAGATGGAATCCTTAAAACCCTCAAAAAACTCAAAAAGGTTACAGACACGGCAAGCGGTATCAACAAGGATGGCGTTGAAAACATCAATGCGTTGACTGGTGCAGTTGAGGCACTTTCCGGGGCGGGTAACTCCCAAGGTTTGAGCAATATCGTAAAAGTTCTGAGGAAACTCACCAAACTCGATTTCTCCAACCTCACGGGTGCTACCGATGCCATCAATAGGGTGTCGGCTGCGGCATCGTCTGCCACGACTGTAACTCCTACTGCTCCCCCTCCTCCCGTTTCTGTTCCTACCGCATCGAGCGGTGGTGGAACGACCGTCATCCCGCCCGCCGAGGAAATCGATAACTCCCGTGGTAGTTTTCGAGCCTTTTTGGAGGAACTCTCCGAGAGTGATTCTAAGTGGGCAACATTCGGCAAGATCGGCGTGGGTGTATTCAAAGAGGTATCTACTGCGGTCAGCAAAGGAACGACCAAACTCGGTAAGTTCTTCAAATCGTTAAAGCGAATTGCAGCTTATCGTTTCGTGCGTTTCGTGCTGAGTACCATCGTCAACTCCCTCAAAGAGGGTACAAACAATATCTACCAGTTCAGTAAATCGGTAAACGGTTCGTTTGCGACATCGATGGACACGATTTCCACGAGCCTTACATACCTGAAAAACGGACTGGGTGCAATGATTGCTCCGCTTATCACCGCTCTTACTCCGGCAATCGAATACTTGGTTGATATGTTCGTTGAACTATCGAATACAGTCAGCCTTGCTATTGCGAAAATGTCGGGAGCATCGGAGTGGACTAAGGCGGTCAAAGTTCAGACGGAATATGCGGATGCCGTTGAAAAGACGAAACGCTCCCTTACTGGGTTCGATGAGATCAACACGCTCGGAAAATCCGAGAGCGGCCCCGACTACACGATGATGTTTGAAACCATCCCTATGGATAGTATTCAAAACGAGGCTGAGAGTGCAAGGTCAACCTTGCAGTCTATCCTCCTCGTAATCACCGAAATCGTGGTTGCAATCCAAGGTCTCCGTCTTATGAAATTCCTCAAAGATACGCTCAAACTGAATGTGTCGTGGGGTAAGTTCGGCGGTATTCTTCTTACGGTTGAGGGTGCTATCGCAGACCTTTGGGGTAGTATCGATGCCGTGATGAATGGTCTGAACTGGAAAAACTTTTTCCAAATTCTCGGCGGTGGCGGTTCTGTCGTAGGCGGTCTCGCTATTGCTTTCGGCTCGTTGGCATCGGCTATCGGTGCAGTCGTAGTCGGTCTCGGAGGTTTCTTTGTCGGTATTTACGATGCCGTTGTTGCGGGTATCGACTGGCTCAACAGTTTCCTTATCGGTGCGGGTGCTACCGCCGCCGGTGCGGGTGTTGGTGCTATCATCGGTGCTTGTGGCGGCCCGATCGGTGCGGGCATCGGAGCGTTGATTGGTTTGGCGGTGGGTCTCATCACCGACCTTATCATCCTCATCGTTCAGCATTGGGACACTATCGCAGAGTGGTGTACTAATGTCGGCAAGACCATCGGCAGTTTCTTCACGGAAACTATCCCGAACCTTTGGGGCAACTTTATTTCTTGGCTCGGCTCAGCGTGGGATTCCATCGTGAACTGGTTTAAGGGTATTCCCGAAAAAGCAAAGCAGTTCGGATATAATCTCGGACACGCACTCGGTACGGCAGTCAAGTGGGCAATCGATTTCGTAACGGTGAAAGTCCCGACATTTTTCACGAATTTGTGGAACACCGTCTCGGGAGCGTTGTCTAAGTTCTTCACCGAAATTCTGCCCGATTTCTTCTCGGGCGTATGGAACGCACTCGTAACATTCTTTGGTACGACTATTCCTAATTTCTTCACTCAGGTAATCCCCGGATGGTGGAATAACACGATCAAACCCGCTTTCGTGAAATTCTTTACCCAAACCTTACCCCAGTTCTTTACTGAAACAGTACCCAACGCTTTTTGGACTGTCATCGATTTCGTGGCAAGCATCCCCGAAAAATTGTGGAACGCTATTCAGGCAGGATGGGATTGGTTGTATGGCATCGGTAAGTCAATTATCGATGGTATATGGGAGGGTCTCCAAACGGTATGGCAAGCAATCACGAACTTTGTGAGCAGTTTCGTACAAGGTTTCAAGGATGCTCTCGGCATCCATTCTCCCTCGACTGTATTCGCCGAGATCGGCGGGTTCATCATTGAGGGTCTCCTCAACGGACTGACCGCAGGATGGGAAACCATCAAGTCGTGGTTTATGACTGCCGTAAACTGGATTTCCGACAATTTCGTAACTCCCATTACGAACGCCGTTTCCAATGTTTGGGAGGGTGTAAAATCGGGAGCGAGTACCGCTTGGGAGTGGGTCTCCGATGCGGCTACAAATGTGGGCGAAACCATCAGCAACGCTTGGGGTGCAGCATCCGATTGGGTTTCCGATACGGCAAGCACGGTCGGAAATGCGGTCAGCAACGCTTGGGATGCTACGGTTGATTTTGTCTCTACCACGGCAACGAATGTGGGCAACGCAGTCAGCAACGC